GTCACCGCTTTCTTCGTCCGGTTCAGGAATCTTTTCCGCTTCCGGCTCAACGTTGATCTGTTCAAGTTGCTCTCGCATGCTCTCTACTAGCTTAGCAGACTCAATGATGCATGCCGTAATCTGCTCCCTACCGAGCGTGTTGATGTGATGCCCGTATTGGCCTGCAAACACTAGAGTTATCGACAACGCTTCATAGTCGTCATCGTCACAAAACTCTTGGATCTGCTTGGCCGCTTCATAACATCGCCGAACCAAATGCGTCCATTGAAATTGCAACTTCAAAAACTGAACGCCTTGACTCATCGCCAAGACTCGGACCAACACTTGTAACATCGTACCTCTCCTAATTGGCATAAAAAAAGCTCTCGCCTCAACGACAAGAGCTTCGTGAATTTAGCTTTACTATTCAAGCTTTCTCTAAGCTAGCAGCGAAGGGGCCGTGTCGCCTTTGTAGCCCCGGCTATCAACCGCAAAGAATGCACATGCAAGCTGCGCTGCCGCTGGGCTCGTAAACTGAACTTGAAGGAACTCGTATCCATTGCCCGAATCCAAGTCATTCGGAGAAACTCGGATATCAAGCATCAAGTGATTCGTTGCTGCAACACGATCCGCAGTGGAATCATATGTTGCAATCGAAGATTCTCTATTGCATGTAGACGACTGGACAAACTTATCGCGAACATTCGCCGTCGATGCCTGAAAGGTCGCATCCCCTCTCTTGAAAAAGACTTCTTTGATACGAAGCTCCTTTGCATCGCCACCCGCTGCCGTCTTCGCTTGCCGCAAATTCAGCGTGATATTTTGCGATGCGGTTCCTGCCGCAATGTAAACAAGAACGTGGAACATTCCGTTCACATTCTTAACCCTCCCCCAAAGACTGCTCTTGGCCCCACCGGCTAAATCCTGTGGGTGAAGTGCAATGCTGTGAGGCGCACCGAAAGGAAAGTGATTCATCTTTCTAAAACCCTTTGTAACTAACTGAAAATTTGGTGTACCCAACTGTGGCCGGTCACAAGTACCGGCCAATTATTTGCACTTCATACCGCTTAATTGCGGGTCTCAATCGTCAAGAAGTCCGATTGCGTATTCAATCCCTTGTAGGGCTCGGTTGGCGCGTCGTACAATGGCCGTCCATCGATCCGGAAGGTGAACTTGAACGCCGTTTGATCTCGCAAGAACTCAACGTGAGTCGAAACGGATTCTTGAATACCAGCCTTGCTGATAACCAAGTACCGAGCCAAGTTTGCCAAGGCGACATCCCCGGCAGTACCGAGAGTGCTGTTGAACTCGGTCGGAATAATCGGAATGCCTTTCAAGCTTCCGAACGGTGCGGTTGCCATATTACCGGCTGGCAAAAACACAGGCGCCGCCGATCCACCTGAACCAACGGTCATCAGGTTCAGTTGCGGATAGGTGTCCTGGTTGATGAAAAACCGATAACCTTCCCAGCCTTGTCCGAATCGCATCCTTGAGTACATCTTTTCAATGTTCATCGGAACGATGGTGTTCGCCAATTGGGCGTTTTCCTTGGCAATCGTTACCAATGCTGGCGATTGCAGGAATCCGAGTGGCTTTCCAACTCCGTCACCGTTGAAGATCGCATCACCGGTCATGAAGCTGATTTCATTGTTGACCGCGCGACGAACCCATTGCTCAAGAGTGTAGGCATTGTCATCCAACATTTCTTCCGTGAGGTAAACAACAATCACAAGCTTTTTGAGCCGCAATTCCGTTTCGCTGAACTTTGGCCGCGACGGAACACCTGGATCCCCCTCTTCCGGCCAAAGACCTTGAATCCCGCCGGATCGCTTACCGTTCTTTCGGCTCGTAACGTCAACCTTCGGAAACCTCATCGTGTTACCCGAGACAACGTACTGATCGCACATCGACATAATCTGGTTGTCGTACACAAGCTCCGAAATCTCGGGTGCGAATTCAGGAAGAACCAACAGCCCTGCCGATTCGGAATCCAGAGTATTGATCGCACTGGCCTTAGTGATCCCTTGTTGATCTGCCGCTTTGCGAAGCGTCTCAAGCGCTCGCCCTACCCGAGTCTTGTACTCAGACTCATTTCTTGCCATCAGCTTGAGCATGCCACCAAACCGGCTACCGCCAAATTCTTTGGTCGAAAACTCCGACTTGTAACCGATCGCTTTCAAGAAGCGTCGCGTGTTGCGCAGTTGCGTTTCCCGGCGAACCGGAACCATGTTGCCGCCTTTGACGACAACCGACTCTTCGTTCGGATCATCCTCCATAAAGGACACAACACCACGATCGCCGTTAACGTGGGTCTGCGAAACAAAGCCTTTAACCTGATTGGTCAAGTCGTCTAGTTTCTTTTCGAGATTCTCGAATTGTACCGCCATGATCTTTTCTTAAACTCCCGCCGCAATGCGGCTCAAATGTGAAATAAGAACCGCCCGAATTAACGCGCTATTGGTTTAGGTGCCTCAGAGAAAGCCTTCATGACTTCCCCTAGTTTGGTTTCAAGCTTCTCGAACTTGACCGCATACTCTTTGTCAAGCTCAGCCCGAATCTCCTCACGGACTTTCGAGTTGTCTGGCTTGTACGATTTGGCCTGCGAAGCAAGACCTTGAAGATCCTTTGCCGTGGTGCTCAGCAACGCCAAGTCTGCCGCTGGCATCTTGAGTTTCTTGGCAACCACAAGCACTTGCGAAAGACGCTTGCTGTACGCCTCAACGGCTCGCGGCCTAGCAACTGACGAACCGAGAAAACTCTTCATCTCCTCTTCGGCCATCTTCATTTCCGATTCGTCCGGCACCAACTTTGGCTGGTCGGCATATTTCTCGGAGTAGATCGCTTCCATTGCGGCAACGACTTCGGAGACTTGTTCCATCAATTCGGATACTTGCTCTTTCACGTCCATCGCTTCGACCGGACCAAGAGCCTCCTTGGTGATGTCGCATGCCGCTTTGAGTTGCGTGTATGCATTGCGAAGCACTTGAGCGCCAAGCTTCATGACGGGTTCATGATCTTCCGTCACGATCGCATCAGAAGCTGGCATATCCTCTTCGCTGACTTCCTTGACGACCTCTAGATCATCTGATTTTGGCGGAACATCGTCAACGAACTTATTTTCCTCGTAGACGTCTTCCATGATCTTTTGTGACGGCTCATCATATTCGGCCATCTTGCGGAACTCAGCCAAGAACTCTTTACGCTTTAGTTTCTTGAGTGCGTCCTTGGTGGTTGTTTTCATGTTTTTCTTATCCTCAGTGAAACCGGGAGTTGATGGTTTGATCGTGATGACCGATCGCAGTTGCTTCTCTATGACCGGTAGCAGCCGTGTCCCTTCGATCAAGCCTTTAGTAAGAATCCGATTTGCGGTTTCAGACTGCAAGTCTCGCAACTCCCGGCAAATGCTTAGGTTTTTGTGCTGGATATTGGTGAACGGATTACATGGCAAAGTGACAAAAGACCACTCATTGAGTACGCATTCCTCGATAAACAAGACCTCTTCACCGGCATTGGTGTAGCCCTTGCTGACAACGATCGGACTTATGCCCACCGATGCTGATCGCAAGAATTTCTCTTCAACCAGTGCGAAGTACTGCACCGACAATGGCAACCGAGGATTGAAGTACGCCGTAGCGAAGGTCTCACCATTTTCGATTCCGATCGACAACGGCTCGTTGTCACGCTTCGACAACGCGATAGCTTCGGTGATTCCGCTTTCACCGTGGTTGTAGAGCACTACAGGATTTCGTTCGTAGTAAGCAAGCTTGATGCCGCTTTGCACAACAACATGATTGACACGATCAAGATCTTCAGTACTGATCGGAACCTTAGCGGTCATGTTGACTGGATCAATCGCGGCTTCACCGCTGATCGCAATGCCGACTTGACCGGTATCGTTTTTCGTCAGATAGAAGTCACCGAGCATCCTCGCGGGTGATTGTGCCTCGCGAAGTGACTTCCGGAAATCCTCTGATGTGATGATTTGCTTGTCCATAACAACAGATTCGCCGTTATGGTCTCAGTCTTCAAACCGCTGATTCCTCAGAAGAAACCGGTTTTTTGGGCATCTCTCGCTGAATGTTTCGCGCCATAGACTCAGAAATGCCAAGCCGTTTTGCAACCACGGAAGGCGTGAGCCCCTTGTTGAATAGATCCTTTGCGCGATTAACCGTTTTCGGATCAATCTTTCGCCCCATCCGGCCATTGTGCATTTGTACGAAACCCCCATAAGTTTTGAACTCTCAGGCTATGAGGGTGACTGAAACGACAGCACGTTTCAATCTTAAAAAACGCTGCTTTGGATACGCCGATCCCAAATGCGTTTCCAACGAACATCGATACAGATAGCCGCTGCGATTTGTTCAAGCAATTTTGAAGCCAAGCATAACCTTACGTTGCCATGCCTAACGCAGCCGACAACGGCAGTTTGAATCACAGACTCGGTTTCGTTAGCTATTCGACATGAAAAGCCTCCAATCGATGAAGCAGCGGCAGTTGCTACTAACAACTCCGTTGCCGATGAGGTACATCGAACTCGCAGTCTGGAAATCATAAACATGGCACGTAGATACAACATCGAAATCGATCTCGATGACCTCACTCGTCGTTATCATGCCGGGGAAAGCGTTTTGAGTCTCAGTAAAACCTTTCAAGTATCGCGAATGACGATCATCGATCGATTGCAGAAGCTGGGACTCGAAATCCGCAGCGGTTCCGCCGCGAACAAAATACGAATGGCAAAGCTCACCAAGGATGAAAGACTCGCGCTCACGGACGCCGCCCACGCTGCTGTTAGAGGCAGAAAGCAACCTGAAGAGAATTTGGTCAATCAAGCTATCGGTAGGGAAATTAAATGCAAGATGACGCCCTACGAAGCCATCGTAAACCAATGGCTCATTGAACGGCATCTCACCGTTACTCCCCAAAAGGCTTTCGGGAAATACAACGTCGATCTTGCCGTTCACGAATCTTGCATCGCCGTGGAGATTTTCGGAGGTCACTGGCACTCTTCCGGTTACCATGCCTCTCGCTACCGCCAAAGATGCGACTACTTGCTCAGCCTTGGTTGGTTGCCGCTCATAATTTGGGTTCCCACTGTCAGGAAGAGAACCATTCTCACCGAGGCATGCGCGGACTATGTGCATTCCATTCACAAGCGACGATGCGCGAATAAAACCAAAGCGAGTCAAGAATTGGTGATTCGGGGTGACTGCAAAGCTGGACCCACAACTAAGTTTAAGCCTCACAACGGAGCCTTGGTACTGGGCTTTAACACCGGCAACGATACCAGGGACCGTTACGGGCGTTACGCCTAGTACGCAGTTCGGATGAATCGCAGGCCCTTTCGGGTACTTCGCTCGCCAAACCCGTTCTGGTTGGTTGTGCAACGGAGCACAGACTTCGCACGCGCCAGGCTCGGTCATCCAGTACCCGACCACTGTAGCAACGGTTGCGTTGATCTGCCGAACGCCCCTCATCTCTCCGTTAGTATGAGTGTCGGTCACCGTGGTGATCGCTTCTCTTTCTAGGTCGCTAGGCTTAACGATCTCCCGCCTTGCATCCTTCCACGGCTTTACCGGCTCAACGTCCGCACGCGGCAAAGGATCTCCCGGCCTCAACGGCTGCCCTGATGATGTCCGCTCCTGCGCATCCCGTTCGATCTTCCAGTCATCGACTCGCGTCATCCACCGGGATGTCAGATCATCGGCCCAATCCCGGAAGAACAACATGTATGCGGAAGCCAATGCCGCATCAGATGGCCGAGTTCCGCCGAATTGATCCAAGATGCCGACATTGGCCCGGAACCATACTTGCCATAGCGGCTCGGAAGCTAACTTTTCGAGAAGCTCACGCAAATCCTTGTCGCTGATCTTCGATGGATCGGAAACAGTGATCCACTCGTTAAATGCTTCGTTCAAAGCAGCCTGTAGTTGCCGCTCCATCTTTTCCCGGTTGTCAACGTCCACTCTAGCCCCGCCAGTATTCGTCGCTAAAGGGATCGTCATCTTCTGTTTCACACTCGCACAGTGATGCCGCGATGGACTCTAAGTGGTCGTTGGCTTCCATCGCAATCTCGTTCCGATGGGCCATAGCTTCCATCATGTACTGCCGATAAGACTCCGATTTTGACATTCCGTCCGGATCCACAATCCACCAGAACACGAAGTACAGAGCACCAAACAGCATCAATCCGATAGATGCTCCGGCAGACACGCCAAAACCCCAAACAAAAGCGGTCCAAAACATAAAAGTCCTCCTTGGCCGATAACTCTCAATGCCGATGTTATGGGCTATCAACGACCGAAAATTCAACCAAAGCAGTCTGTGGTCAAACCTTGAGGAAACCTTTTCGCTCTATATTGATGTTTCTACGGTGGTAGCACCCGATGCATAGGTTATCCACAACCTCGACAGCCTTACACCCGCACTCTGGGCAGCGGACACTGGTTCTGAGGCTTTTGGTCAACGGTTTCAAATCCGGACCAGAAACGAAAGCCTTCAATCCGTCTTCGTTCAACTCAATTCGATATTCCAATGCGTTAATGCGGGAACTGGTTACGATCTTTTTCCGGATAAGCATCTTTAGCGGTTCAACATGCGATGTTTTCGATCCGTTTATACTGACAAAGAAATCTTCCCGGGTACCGAAATAACTGCCGCCAATCTCGATAAGCTTGAGTAGGATCTTCCGGTAGGCATTCGGGCCACGCTTCGTAGCCGAATTGAGCCTACGGCATGCATCTTCGATCATTAAATCTCTATCGTTCATAACGATACACTTCCCTTCTCGCCTAGTTCCTTATCAACCCTCGCCCGGACCTCTTCTAAATGCTCGATGCTGGACTCAACGATCCTGGCAACATAATTGCCGACAGCAATTAGAAACACTATGTAAAACATCCATGCGAGCCCGATTACCTGTGCGTTATTGTCTTGCGTGACAACACTTACAATGTAGCCAAACAACCATGCTGCGATGCCTAAGCCGGAAAGCATGTAGTTGCCGATCGTTCGCACTTTGCTCAACCGATTTAGTTGTGGACTCATGCCGATAAATTCGTTCTGTAAATCATTTGGTAGGCATCCTCCGGCGTATTGTCGTATGCGTTTCGACGAATGTCGGTAGCACGAAACCCCATTTGCCGCAAGAACAATTGAGCCGCAAGATTCGTTTCCCGAACTTCCGTTGTGATCCGGTTGCGGCGTTGATACTCAAGTTTTGAAATAAGCTTTTCAATCATGGACCGGCCTATTCCTTGCTTGCGAAAGCTTGGGTGAACCGCAAGTGTCAGTAAATCTATTCGATTTTTATGGAGACCATAAATCATGTAGCCAACAACATCTTCGCCGATCTCTGCGACCATGCCGATGTTTGCACGCTGCCTCAAACAATGAATAAACTCATCTTCTGTCCATGGAAACTCGAAGCTTGATTCTTCGATGTTTAACACGAATGACAGATCTTTCCGAATCATCCATCGGATGTAGCTTGTCTCTGTTTTGGCTCGCTTCGTTTTCATAGCACCTCCTAGATTGTGATTTCCTATCGGTTTCCGCACACCTTACTAGACGATAACAGACTATCGATCGCACCAAAAAAACTAAAACACCCGGCGCGGGATTCGAACCCGCAACTGCTCGATAATCAAGCCGACTTTCCTGGATTAAATCGACCCGGGTAAACCGTAATGTTATTACACCATTTTGGTGACGCCGACAAAATGGTCGATCAATTCCAATTGCGTGAGTCGAAGGAGCGGGATTCGTCGCAGTTACAATGCGTCTGCGCACGCTGGAAATTGCCGCTACTCTCCCCCTTGAATCACCTTTGTTGTTTGTAAAAACGCCTGTCTTCCAAGGCTGCCCGTCCACACCGCCGGAGAACCGAGCCCATGTCACAGTTACTAAGCCTCTGCGCAGGCACTGCTTTCAGTTGGAACCGAACTATAACGCCGGCGCGAAGGTGATCGCAAATCATCGCCGTGTTCGTTTTGTATTTCTTGCATTCGTCTTGGCCGCATGCCGATTTCAGATTAGCTCCTTCGCTCCTTTCAATGATCTGGCTTGCCCAATGCTCAATCCGGTATCCGTAATCGGAAATCAGGATGAAGTACTTTTTGATTCTCCCTCTCCCGATCGTATGTTGTGTACGTTTCGATAAATATCGGAGAACGCAGCGTGACCGGTCTTTTGCTCTTTACCCAAAGGCACCTGTATCCGTGTGCCGATTCCATGGGCACTCTAACATGCGAAGAATGATGATCGATAATGTCCCAGTCTCGCACTACATACTGGCCGGTCCCGGCAATTCGCTCCCAAACAATCACTTGGCAAAAGCTATGGGAAGCGTTCTCGACAAAGTTGAGTTCCAAAAGGTCTACGTTGTGAACGCGACTTGCCGGGGATATCAGATCGGCAATTAAGAGTAACCATAGGTATTTCATAGTGCCGAACCTTCCCTGTAAGTCTTAATCTGGGCTATCGCTACCGTACAACCTTTCCAATGCTGCTTTCAATTCTTCCGCCTTTTGAATCGCATCTTTGAGTTGCTGCCGAAGACCAACTTCCATGTTACGAGCGTTAAAGCCTTTCGATAATTCATCCCTGCATGATGCCGCAATACCGGCTTGAGATCCTTGCCATTCGCATTGGACGAATGCACTTGCATACTTCTCTGAATCGAAAACGCTCCTAAAAAATGGTCATGCTGTATTCGCTTCAAATTTTTCTCGGTCTGTCATAACTAAACGCCCTCTTGTTAATCAATCTCAAAAGTCGATGGATCGTGAACCGAAAATGAGCGATTTATCGCCTATTCGACATAGGTCTTGATGTCTTCCAGTAAGTCAGCAATCTCCGTTGCTATCGCGTTATTCGCTGGCTGGGCTCCGCATGCCTCTTGGTATGCCAAGTGCATTCGTCCAATGCTTTCTTGGCAATACGTATCGTCATCGACATAGGTGCCATCGACGGCCCGGCAACGATCTCTTGATGCTTGATAATGTCCTGCAATGCCTGCCGGTACCGCAGTGTGTCTTGCCGCTCCTCAGCAAGCATCTTGGCGATTTCCGATACGACCTCGATGAGCGGAATCGGATCTCCCTCTTCGCCGTCTATGTCGAACCAGTCAGCCACCGGCTCGATCGCTTTTCGAATATCACTGGCCGGAATCGAAACTTCTGTTTCTGGCCTAGCAGCCTTGACCGGCTCCACAAATCCAGGCGGAACCCAATCAGTCTCAACACGACCTTGCTCAATGTAGCTAAGATCCGTAGGTTTCATTCCCCAAAGCTTGGCCGCTTCTCGGAGTCCGAGACCCAATACGTCAACCCGATAGTTATGGAACTGGCCCCCTCGCTCCATTCGACGTTCCCGCTCCTCCGAGACCACCCCTTTGCCGTTACAAACAATGCAAGGCAACTCGGTTACCGGCGGACCCTTGTACCCCGGCGCGTACTTAACATGGACGATTTGAAGCCGATTGCTGCCCTGACAACTCGGGCATGGTATGTCACTCATTCTCAAACCCTTCGACACGGAGTTCGCCTTCATCAACTTCCCCGGTGATCAACCAGACTTTCTTGTCACGGCATAGCGTCGCAACATCGACCTTGAGTTCCGGCCCGAGTGCTTGCCATGACTCTTGAGCCATCACAAGAACGCCACCCGTACCGACAGCCCCGATCGCGTAGTTCATCGCAACCTTCCACTTCTCGCCGGTAGATAGATCCTCGAACGGAACATACTTACCCCGCTTCGACTGCTTGACCATCAACTCGCCGTCCCGGATCTCGATCTGACCAACAGGCAATGCCGACTGGACCCGCTCAATGACCGAGGTTGCAGCCGACCGCAGTTCCGCCGCCTGTTCGGCAAGCTCGATCGCATGGTCCTGGCACTCCTGGGATTCATCCCATGCCCGCTTCCGGCTATCGATACTCGACGCTTCATTCAGGCGCTTTAGCGCCCGTTCCGCCGCTTCCGACAACGACTGGATCTCTTCGTCCGTAGGAGGAACAACCGCCGGTTTGATTGATTTCTTGAGTGAATCAACCTTTGCAACGGCCCGCCTTGCCTCATCAAGGTTGCGTTCCGCTTGCCGGGCATCCTGCTGCGCTTTTTCCAATCGCTTGCGGATGGATTCGACAAGATTGTTGTAAGTTGCAAGATCATCTTCCAACGCTTTGATGTCGTAGTCGGCAAACGTCGCGACCTGCTCAAGCACCTGCTTGTTGAACTGCTCGTTTTCCGCCGCCTGAGTCTTTCGACTGTTCGCATCGTTCAATGCCGATAGTGCCGCAGAGTGTGCCGCTACGCAGTCTTGGTAGCTAAGCGACTCGTTGAGCGTATCGGCATCGCCCGCCTCCTGTCGCTTCGCCTGCGCTCGTCCGGACTCCCGGTCTGATTCTCGCTCGATCTCTAACGCCGATCGATCTAAAGCCCGTTTTAGCTTGTCGGCAAGTACAACCGGATCGGACTCGGAAGAGAGTTCGTCGACGTCGATATGCTCCACTAGCTTATCGTATTGGTCCCCTAGTAGCTCTTGGATGGAGACTTTGCGGCCACCTAGACTGACCAAGCAAGCGACCCGCTCCCGAAGCCGGGCATCAGGCTTCGCAACCTTGGGCTCAACCAGAGTTGCAATATCAAGACGTGATAGATTGGCGACTTCCGCGCTGCCGGTAGCAGTGATCCGGCCACCGATCTTAACGGTACGCCCAAGACCTTTAACTTCACCCCGTTCGGCTCCATCATGGGGAGTGATCCCGTAAACGGCATCTTTATCCCCGAGCAATGCTTGAAGTACCTTCAAGACAGTTGTCTTACCAGTACCAGAAGTGCCGCGAAGAATGCGGACACCACCTGGCTCCGATTCTGGTAGGTCAATGTCAATGGCCGAAATCGGCCCGACGTTTTTGATTTCAATCGTGCTCATGCTTCCCTCGTTGTGTCTAGTTGAAAAAACCTTCCCCTTAACTAGACGACACCGAGAGTAATTCGTACCTCTATCCGGGAGATTTATCGCCAGAAACAGATAGCCGAGCCAGCACGTCCCCGTAGTACTCCCGCTCCCATTCGGCCCGGCCCAGCCCATCGCCGCGTTTGCCACCCAATGAGGCGACCCGAAGTCTAGATCGCTCATAACGCCCGTTACCTAACATCGCGTAAGCCGGATGCACTGGAAGATTGAACCGAGCCAGATAGCTGAATACATCTTGCACGGTCCACCATGCTATCGGTCTGCAACTCAATGTTGATGATGTCCCATTAAGCAAACACGTCAGACGCCGTTCTCCGCTCTCATCGGCCCGAATGCCGAGCATACGCCTCTCCCCAAACCTCTCAACAGCCTCTGCCGCTGCGGACTCCAACGTCCCCGATGCATGCCATTCGTTCTTACTACGCCGACACCAACGAGTAATCTCGTGATACTCTAGTGGCCACTGAGCAAGGAAGTGGTCTCGAACCGTTTCGCACTCCGGACTCTTTATCGGCTCGATCTTGTGCCACACGACCGGAATCTTTGGCTTGCTGATCGCAATCAAGTGCGCCAGCACCGTAGAGTCTTTACCCCATGATACACCAACGTAACAAGCCTTTGCCGCAAAGTCGGCAATCACTCGCAAACTCCGATCAATCTTGGCATCTAAGTTCGCAGCGTGAACTAAATCGGCATCCTCGTATTCGGCCCATAATCTTAGATCCGCCTTCGTGTGACGATTACTCGGTACCAGCGTCATCGACTTCCCAACTCTTGGAAAACTGCATGTCCCGATAGATGTCCGCAATCTTGACGTTCCTCTTCATCCGCAGCAGTTCATCGGCATCGATCCCGAGTTGCTTGCAAATGTCGATATCGGCCATGCCGAGTTCTACCATTCGCTTCACCAGCTCCGCATTCAAATCAATCTTATGAACACCCCGAGCCTTGTTAAACTGGACCGTAGCCGCTAATCGCTTCTCCATCGGGTGATCCCGAATCACTAGCGGAACATAACTGAAATTCAACCATTGCTCACCGCTTATCTGATTCCGGTGATCTCCATCAATGATGACGAATTTACCCAACTCCGGATCCAGTATCGCCACAATGCCGAAACAGAATCCGTTCTCCTTGATCGAAGTCTCGAGAAGTTTCATCTTGTCCTTGGCGACATGATTCGGATTGTAAGTATTAGCCTGAACCAACTTCCGATTCACCAATACGGAATTGAGAACCGGAAACTCAACGCCGTTTTCCGAATACACGGACAATTGTTTGCGCCAATCGTAATACTGATCCAACGTGTCGATTTTCAAAACGTCTTGAGCCATTCTTCCCTCGCCCTCTCTGCCGGATCATAATCAAAATTATTGATCTTCTTGAAGTTGTTGATGTCATAAATCAAGACGCGATTCACTTGCTGCCGAACCACATAATCGTTTTGAAATTGACCGGCAAACCTTTGCCGAAAGATCTCCGCATGCTCCTGATTCGGCAGTGTATCTAGCAGGTAATCCCTGTACTCCACCCATGTTTTGAATCGGAATGGTAACTTTGTTGCCTTGAAGATTGCCCCGCCACGGCCCGCATATTCTTGAGCGGTCGCTATCCCCATGCACCGATCTATCATTCGGTCATATAGCTTAGGCTCAAATTCCTGAAGGTCTGCAATGCACTCGTAAGCTTTTTCATGCAACAGATTTGACAGCCGCATCTTGTTAGCCGAGTACCCCTTCAAGTGAAAGTAGTCGTACATCTTGTTGTACGGAAGATTGTTCTTCCCCAGATAAATCCAAATGTCCCGGAACTGCCAATCGTAAATTGGGTAATACTTGACGACATTCCCTCTCCCTTTGGTACACCAAGGTATTCCCGGCATTCCGTGGTTCTT